ACACCGAATCAGATAATAATGGTGGGTATTATGTTTATGAACGGGAGCAAACGGATCTTATTGACTTTGTGAGGTTCAAACTTGGTATTGATGATTATGATTCTGTTGATGTTAATGAGGTATTGAAATGAAACATCCACAAAGAAGAAAGAATCATACTAATCACTCTATGAGCAGTGGTAAAGGTGTTCCTTGGGCAACATCTAAGATTTTTACAAGTGTATATTGTAAGCATTTGGATGTTAGGGGTCCTGGATTTACAGAACTCAATAAACCAAAAAAAGAAGTAAATCCAATCATTTTCAAGATTCTTAAAAAAGATGAGCAGATTTACTGAAAATCCCGATGAGATTGTGCTGGAAGATGTGAAGATGTTTCATCTGGAAAGTATGAATGAACGCAGCCTGTGGGTTGGTGTCTATACTCAAAACAACAAAATCTATCACTTGAATATTTCTGCGGATGGTGATAAATTGAGTTATTGGTGGAGCGATGAAACATCATGAATAGTAAAACTTATCTACAATATGTTGCGATTCCTGCACTTGCATTTTTCTTTACCGCGATTATATCTTATAATCTAACACCAGAAAGAACTCCGCAACACAACTCAACCGTGCCTGGATCTTCTGGTGATTTGGTATGCACTTCGTCTTGTAAGGTGAAAGAGTAATGGACTTTCCCGTGTTCTTAAACAAGTGGATAATCGGATCTTCTCCGATTAAACACACACCATTTTGGTGGTGGTATCGTTTGATGTCCCACGAAGGATTTCGCTTTGACGATTACCACATGTGGGGAGAGTTCTGGAACTCTATCAACGCAGGGTATTTAGATATGAATTATAAGCGGGAGTTTGAGAAGTTTTGGGGTGAAGGTTCTTATCCACCAGAAAAGATTATAGTCTCAAAAGAAGAATATGATGCTCTTGTAGAGAAACTCAACGAACCACCACAGTTTAATGAAAAGATTGCTAGGGTATTGCAGAGAAAGGCACCATGGCATGACTGAGAAATCTAAAATTTTCTACAATATCTGGTGTTGTGCTTATCAACGCAGATGGATATATAAAGGAACAGACAGAGAACACAGAGAGCACGAAACTGTGCGTATGTGTCTTGATATGAAGGATGTAAAGTTTTATCAGTTTGATACAGAAAGACGTAAAGTTCTATCAGTTTGATACAGAAAGACCGCATTATCTACGATGACATTCTCCAGACCTCTTTTAGGAACTAATACTGATAAAACCAAATTATCTTGGTTTGAATACTACTGGCACTCTTGTATCATTCAAGGGTGGTATAATTGCTGGTATGCTTTAAAGAACTGGCAGGATTTGATGGGAAATAACTATCAGGATTATGCACTTCTCAAAGATGATGACCCATTGGAGCAGTGTATTCTTTACTTTTGGGATAGCCTTGAAGATGAGATTTATCCCAAACATTTTCTAGAAGAACTCTTACAAATGGTTGATGACATTAATACTGGTAAAGAAAAAGTATATTCCATAGATGAAGTTATTGAAAGAGCAAAAAAAATTGTAGAAGATGTGGAGTTGGACTAATGGGAATGTTTGATTATGTAAAATCTTCATACGATCTTGGTGAGAACTTTACAAATGTAGAGTTGCAAACCAAGGGACTTGCTTGTACTATGGCAAGATATTGGATTGCACCTGATGGTTCTTTATATGAATTGACTTATAGAGAAACTCATACATTTGAAGATATTGGAGAGGATGATGAGCGTTATGACCCTGTACGTTTATTTTTGAACTATGAATGGGTGCCAACCGGAAAAAAAGGTAGGGTAGAACCTTGTAATGCAACTGATTATGTTGAGGTTTATCCTGGAATTTGGGATGGGAACTGGGAAGATTGGCCTAGATTGAGGTTACACTTTGTTAGAGGTAAACTTATGGATTATGAGGACATTACTGGACGATGATTAGTACAGAACTGTTTCCATATGAATCATTCGGTGTTCGTTTGGATCTAAAAACAGAAACCCGCATTTGTTGGTTCAGAGATGAATATGACTTGCAAAAATACCTGGTTCGTTCTAGACTAGACCAAACAACTTTAGACATTCATTATCGTGATGGAAAACCTGTTGACACTAGTAAAAAATGTAAGAGAAGTGTGGAGCAAAAGTCTAAACCAAACAGTAAAAGAAGTTCTGCTACAAGTAAAGGACGAAAACCCAGCGTGGATTCCACTAGAAACACTACTCGCAATACAAAGTCTAAAAAATGATACAAGTAACTGAAAATGAAGACAACTCATTTACCATCACCTGGGATGAAACTTCTCCTACGGAAAGTATTCTCAACACCTGGACCGAAGCAGACTTTATCAAAGTCATTATGGAACGTATTGAAAATTTGGTGAAAGAAAATGACCTCAAAGATTAACCTTGTTCTTGCACTGCAACAAATAGAAAACATTTCAAATCTTGTAAGAGATAATAACTATGAGGCATTCTTTACCTCACACCTCTTACCGATCAAGTTTGAGATTGAACGACAAATTGTATTACATAATCATGGAAAAGAAGTTTTATGACGACGATGCTTTCTATGTGGAGCATAAGAGTTGGCAAATCTGGCAATCACACTATCCTGACGGCAGTGGTATCATTACTTCACTAAATGAACACCAGTGTGTAACTGCTACTCGTTGGTATTTGAAAGCAAAACAAGAAGGTGAGTTTGACAATGTAGAAATAAAGATGTATGATGAAGTTGTTGGAGGAAACTGGGATGACCAATGAAGAACTTAAATCATTCAATCCAGCATCTGTATCTCATTATCAAGTTGCATATAAATGTAACTTTGCCACAGATCAACAAGAGTATCGCACCCAAAAGCATGATGCACTAAGAATGGCACTCGCATCAGCAAACTTCCTTGACGCACGAGGACAATACACGATCATCTCTGTGACACCCATTTACAAAAACTACGGACAGGACTAATGACTGAACGCAATTTTACCAAAGAACTTCTGTATTCTATCTACAACGACCCAGAGTATAGTGAAGATGTTGAGAGTATTGACTATCGCTCTCTCATTCACATTATCACAGAACTTTGTGATAGAATAGAGCAGTTGGAAAAGGACAACGAACTTCTGAAATCTTATGCATGGGAACAATGACTGAACGTAACTTTGTGGACAAGAATGGAAACTCTTGGGTTTGGGAAGAGACACCTGAAACTACTGAGGCACTCAAACAACTTCATAATACTGTAAAGGAAGTAAAAGCAACAAAGTTTGCTGGTAATTATGAGGGACCTCTTTATACACCCCATCCAGATCTGAAAAAATGATCACCAAAATTTTTTCCTGGTTTTTTTCGCCAAGTCAAAAACCAATTGGTGAGGCAAATGATATCTACACAAAATTAGTAGAACTTGAAGAAAAATATAATTGTCTCCTTTTGGACATTAAATATTTGGAGAAAGAGAACATTGAAACTTCTAATTGTTTGTATGAGTTAATGAATTCAATTGATGCAGTTGATGCACGTATAGATATTCTTACTACTGAAAATCAGATTAAGAAAGATGTATGAATTAGACGACTTTGAAAAAGCACTCGCACACTTTGGGACCAGAGTAGATATTATTTGTGCAATGGAAATGGGGGGGAGAATTAATGCTGAAACAGCTTACAAAAATATTAAAATGGAACTCAAAGAACTCAAACGAGTTAGAAAGTCTATCAAAAAAGACAAGGATTTGTAGTAAATGTAAAATAAAAAAACCACTTGACAAGGATCACTACCAAGTGGTAGAATACTTTCTTACAGGATTCTCCTACTATTGCCACGATTGCTCTAAACCCAAATCAAGAAATGACTGACTTTAATTATAAAAAGTATTCACTTGAAAATCTTGAAAACTGGTTGCATGATGCTCTTTCATGTGGTGATGCTTCACCACATGAAATCTATTCTGTGATCCGTAAAGTCGTACAGGATGAATATGATTATCACAAAGAAAAATCACAGCAATGTTTTGGATTGTTGGAACTGTTGGGTGGGCATCGTCCTGTGAGTTTTGATGAAGTAATACAAGAAAGAGAGTATTATGAAGGCTCTATGACCGAAGAGGAACTTTCCAAGTATAAAGCGCCACTAACTTGTGATAAAGACGATTCATCGCCAGAATGTAAGAAATCTTGGAATAATTTTTGGCATCAATCTTCTTATGTAAGTGAAGATGGTGATTTGTTTGCCTTAAAGAAAGATAAAGTTTTGAAATGGCAACTTCCTGTTGAGATTCATCCAAGTGGTGAATATTATGTTTCTTTCCCCGATGATTTGCTAAAAGTGGCAAAACTGAAAGAAGGTGATACAGTGGAATGGGTAGATCAAGGTGATGGATCTTACCTTCTTCGTAAGGTCAATCAACCACTTAAATCCGATGAGTGCTGATGAATGACGAACTATGACAGACTTATTGATGCCATCTCAAACGAGATGTATCTTCTAAATGTTTCTCACGAAAGTTGGGATGAGAAATCAGCAAAGAAGACATCCAGAAGAATTCTTGAAATCGTAGAGGAATTCCAACAAAAACGATCAACTCTTACTTTTTAACTATGGCACTCTCAAAACAAACACTTGAAAATCTTTTAGAAGCAGAATCACATATTCGTGCTGCTATTAAAAGTGCTGCTACAAATGAGAAACCTATGGTAGTTCAACAACTCTCAAAGATCCTCATGGATATGGAGCACTGTAAGAAGTTTGAGGAAATTATGGATATGCTTGATAGTCGTAAACCAGGAAGTCGTGGATCTTTTGGTTCTTTCTTTGATGAAGATTAAGGAATGTAGAGCAATCCCAAAGAAAATATTAAATGTCTAGATAATTTATAGGGATATGCTAACATAAGAAGTATTCGGGAGTAAATTATGACACTTTCCTCTGGAAAACAAGAAAAACTAACAGATGATGAATGGCAAGAGATGAATGCACTTAGAAAGGTTATGTCTGAAAGACCTCAGGCACTTATTCCAGAGAAAATGGAAGAGTTCACTGAGTATTTTGTAAGAAGTCTAAAAGAAAGAGGCGGTTGAGAAACTGTCACAAGGGCACTGGACAAGTGCCCTTTTTTCATATATACTGATTGTATAAGTAAAAGACCTATGAAACTCAAAGCAATTCTACTTTCTACAGTTTTGTTGCTACCCACAGCATCACTTGCTCAACAACGGGTTTATACTGAATCGTATTGCTACGAAAATACGGAAGAGTATGTGCCTGGATATTACAATAATCACGGACAATATGTTGGTGGTTATGTAAAGAGTGATCGCCGTAGAGTCCCCTGTGGTTATCAATCCTATCAACCACAACCGCAATATCATCAACAACAAGTTCAACCAAGGAGATGCACCGCAGCAAGAACAACTCTTGGTGGATTGCTAGGTGGAGGAACTGCTGCTGCAATCTCTAAACGAGATGCATATGGTTGGTCTATTCCTCTGGGTGCGATTCTTGGTATGGGTCTAGCTCAGGCAGGTTGCGATTAAAATAGCTCACCTCTAAAGCGTTCCTACAGTGTAAGCACAACTCTCAAATGGCAACCCGCTCACGCATCGGTCTTGAACTCTCTGATGGCAGTATCCTCTCTGCCTATCACCACTGGGATGGTTATCCCGAATGGTTGGGTCGTATCCTGAAGACTCATTACAACAGCAAAGAACTTGCCACCGAATTAATTGATGGTGGTGATATGAGTTCTTGCTGGACTAATGCAGGTTGGAAGAATGAAACTCTGCCTACTACTGGTCCGCTCTACTATTCTTCTCGTGGTGAAGATTTACCACCTCGTCTTGATAAAAATCTTGGTGACTATCTCACTCAAGGTGCAGAAGAGTTTGGATATGTCTATACTCAACAAGGAGAATGGTTGTGCTATGACACCTGTGACTGGCGCGATTCTTATCTTGAAGCACAAGAGATTCCGAGTGGAGCACTAGCAGCATGAGTAAGAAATACATCACTGCTTTTGCTCTCGGTTTTCTTGCGATTATTGGATGGAATGTATTTCTTATTCAACGCGATCAACGCCTTTATGATGCATACTATCGCCAACAAGCAGTAAATAGACTTAAGTATCCACCAAGTGCTAGAATTGATTACAATCCTAAAGAGGAGTATTGTGCTTCTCTTAAGGTTTGGCATCCCGATTGTAAAGTAGAGTGATAGAGTTTTTTATCATTTCTATCGCATTTGGATGGTGTTTTATTGTTTTATTTTCCAAACACTTTGATTACTTAGACGAGGACAAAAATGACTTCCAAAAAAATTCGAGAACTGATCAAAAAAGCAGAGATGCATAAAGAGGCAAAAAAGTTTTGGAAAGAAGTCGAAGCTGAAGCAGCACGCCTAGAAATTCCCGTGGATTACTATCTTGCGGAGTTTTATTGATAACTATTACTCAAACAACTACAATTAAGACGTAATTTACAAAGTAAAATGACACAAAAGTTTCTCTACATCGTTCAGCACTATGTTCCCTTCCCTGCAAGTGAATATGGTGGGGTTTGGAATGTGATTGCAGAAAGTGATCATGAGTGTTTTGATCTAATCACTGCGGAAGATGATGGCAACTTCTATGAACCGCATTACACTACTCTTCGTGAAAATGTATTAAGCGCAAGAACGTATGCTCTTGCAGAAGATGTAGAATCTGAAGTAGTTGAATCTTTTACCACCTGATGACTCACCACGTTTCTCACACCAATAAAATGGTGTTTGATTTGAAAACACAGTATCAAAAACGCATTTCTCAACTGCAAAATAAAATTGCAGAACAAGAACAAGAAATCTCCCAACTACAAAAACAAATTGAGTATATGTCGTGAGACAAGTTCTATGATTGTTGAGTTTCCACACAAAGCACCAAAAGGATATCATTATGAGTTTGAAGAGTTCAGGAGGGGAGTTATTGCTATATGGTTGCATTGTGATCGTAAGTTCGATTACAATAACGGTGATGTAACAAAAACAATCTGGGGATTCTATAAATTCAAGACCAGAGAATACTTTGCCCCCATCAATAGTAAGACAATCGGCACTTGTGTAAATATCAAGGAAACTAGAAATTACACTGCAATGCAAATCAAACAAACCCCGTTAGAATCAGCATTTGTATGACCTACGAACCCCAAGTCAATGATTATGTAATTTGGTCAAAGGGAGTTGAGGGGTGGATCTATTTCAAATGTGAAGATTATGTTACTATTGAAGCAGCAATTTGGCCAAAAGATGAGCAAAATTATCTAGATTGTTCCATTCATAAAAATGAAAGAGTTCTTGTAGTTTGCTATCACGATCAATGGTGTGATTTGAAATACATAAGATCTAGAAAGTCAAAACATGAAGAAAAAGAAAACTGTGTGGAGATTGCTTGCTAAGTCTCTTGGAGAAAAATCTGGTAAAAATAATAAAGAAGCGGATAAGATTGCTCTTATTCGTATTTTAATGTTTTTGTCCATTTTCATTACTAATGGATTCATTGTCTTTAATGCAATTCGTGCCCACATTATTCCAAGAGATTATGTTCAAAAAGTTGAGTGTGTAAATGTAAAATGAAATATCAAGTTCATTGTCAAGGTTTTGATGGTCAATTTCGGGTAAGTTGTGATGCACTAAATCCATCAGATGCAAAAGAAATTGCAAAACAAAAGCACCCAAATGCAAAAATACTTCAAGTCACAATGGTTGTAGATTTGAAGAAAAATCTTTGACTCAATTAAAATAGCTCACCTTTAAAGCGTTCCCATAGTGTAAGCAACAAAACCACATGGACTCCTTTGATGACATTCAAATCGAAGATTTCTCCTCCTTTGACTTCGTTGAAGAAATGAATGAGGGCATCTTTGAGGCAGAAGAAGATGATGACAAATCTTTCAACAAACTCCTTAACTCTAACATTGATTTCTAATGACTACTAAGTATTATTGGACCACAAAACTAAATACTGCAACAAATCGTCGTCTTGAAAAACTTGAGAGTGATGGTGTTAAAGTTGACACTGAAACTCACGAAGGACGCAAACTAATTGGATACAATTATCTTGAATTCGCTTGTGACGATCTCTAAACTGTCCACTCATTCAACCACACAGACCTTTTATCCTTTATTTTGGTTACATGACTGAATCTATTCCGAATGTTCTCCGTCACATTAACGAGCTCAAAGATGCTTGGAGACGACAAGATTTTAATTTCACAAAGCAACAACAAGAAGAATACGATCTGTTGATTGCGACTCGCCGCGAACGTGTCAAGCAATTCTATGCTGATGGGCGAGTATTCAAGGGATTCTACAAAGCAAGGGAAGAGGAGTTCTAAATACTAAAAAGAGTTTTAGATATTACAATGAAGACGTTTCAGGAGTTTATGTTGATTGCTGAAGAGGCTTATGATGCTTCCTTCATGTCTGGAGCACAAATTATTAAAACTGGAGAAGGTGGTCGCATAGGACAAAATCGCAAAAAAACCGCTCCTGAAATACGCCGCATGAAAGCAGTTGGTGATGGTAAAATGGAACTTGTTTCATATAAAATACGCAAAGATGCGGGACAGACGAAAGGATCTTCTGCTGCTGCACCTGGGAGACCTGCAAGATCAACTGAACTTAAACCAGGAACAGCAGGGACTCAAGGAAGTGCAGCAATGACTGCTAAAGAAAGACAGCGTAAAGCATTTCTTGAGCGTAAAGCAAGAGAGAGTGGAAAAGAACAACCAAAAACTCCATCTCAAGCACTCTCTCAAGCAAAACCTGGCGCAAAACCAGCAGCAGAAAAGAAACCAAAACCAGCACCAACAGGTAAAACAAGAGCAGAAAGAGATAAGGAAAGAAATGCTAAGTTAAGAGCAAAGTATAATGCAGAGAAACAAAAAGCACTTGCAGGATATAAAGAAGTTCATGGATCTCTACCAAAAGGAAAAGAAAGAACCAAACTACTTGCTGCAGTTCAGAAAGCACATGCACCCCATCCTTCTGGCACATTAAAATAGCTCACCTCTAAAGCGTTCCTATGGTGTAAGAAGCACCAGACCCCTCTAAAATCGCCTACAACATCATGGAAACTGTGAATGTAAGACTTGACACGCTAAAAAGGGTAATTCGTGACCTAGAGAGCGCAGTGCAGGTCTGTCACGAAGTTGATAACACTCAAGGCGAGGATCCAGTCAAAACTTATCCTTATGCGGCAGGGTATTCGCGTTCTGCGATGACCTATGCTATAATTGACCTTAACAACCTCCTGAACAAGTGATCACGCTTCGTCCTCATCAACAACGTGCTGTTGCTGCTATGCAGAAGCACACCAAAGGTCAGGTGATTGTCCCTACTGGTGGTGGCAAAACACTGAAGATGATTGTAGATACTCTGCGTCAGTTTCAATCACAAACTCCCCAGACTGTTGTAGTTGTTGCTCCTCGCATTTTGCTTGCTGAGCAACTCTCTGCAGAGTTTCTGGAGCATATCACTACTGCTGCTGTATTGCATGTCCATAGTGGAGAAACTCATCACTTTAGCACTACCAAACCCGCAGAGATTTACAACTGGTCTCGTCGTGCATACAAACATCAGCTGATCTTCACTACCTACAACTCTCTGAATCGTATTCAAGAGGCAGGGATTGATGTAGATACGATTTACTTTGACGAAGCACACAACAGCGTTCAGCGACACTTTTTCCCTGCGACTGAGCACTTTGCTGCTAATGCGAATCGTTGCTACTTTTTCACTGCGACACCGAAACATTCTGCCACCATTTCTAAACCAGGCATGAACCTGCCTGAGGTTTATGGTCAGGTAATCTGTCAGGTTCCTGCACCTGAACTGGTAAAGCAAGGTTATATCCTACCACCTAAAGTTGTGGTCAAGCAGTTGCCGATGGTTCATGATCGTCAGGTAATCTTTGAGCGTGATGCTGACAATCTGATGGAGACGATTGATGACCAGAATCTCAGAAAGATTTTGATTTGTGCTCGTGCTACCAAACAGATTGTGGGTCTTGTGTCTCAATCTGATTTCTGCGTTCAGTTAGAGCAGCGTGGATACTCTTGGATGTATATTACTGCTAAGACTGGCGCTGTGATTGATGGCAGGAAAGTTGACCGCGAGAAGTTCTTTGATACTCTTAATGCCTGGGGCAAGGATAGCAGCAAGCGATTTGTTGTGATTCACCATAGCATCCTATCTGAGGGCATCAATGTGTCTGGATTGGAAGCAGTCCTGTTTATGCGGAACATGGACTACATTGGTATCAGTCAGACTATTGGACGTGTGATTCGTCTGGGCGATGAATCCAAGAAGTTTGGTCTGGTTTGTGTGCCTGTGTATGATAAGGTTGGCATCAATACTGCTCGCTCTGTGCAAGCAGTTGTTGATACTATCTTTGAGCGTGGCGAACCTGCCATCAGTGTCATCAGACGCTGACTTTATGGGGCTTGACATCCCCACCCAAAGTTGTTAGACTAACCTTGTTCACTTTATCCCGCAAGTTAGGCGGAAACATCATGAACTCTATTTTGAATCAAACTCTTGAAGGTCGCATTGCATATGAGGACCTCAAAAATGCCTCTGAAAATGATTTCCTTTACATCTTCAAAGGTGGCACTGGTGTAATTCATGAGGGTCGCCAGTTTATTGATTATGAAGACATCTACTGGGGCGAAACAGAGGACAATCCTGCTCGTAAAAACGGATCTTCTAAGGCAAATATTAAAGGACTGGCTACATCTAGAGCTCTAGGAATTGATGTGACTCGTCCTCTCCCTACGGTAAGTTCTTGTGTCATTACTGATACAAGTGGTAAGTCCTACAAGTATAAGGGAGAGAACGGGATTACTCGATATAAAGCAGATAAACTGAATGGGCATTTTGAAGGCGCATGGTTTGATGTTGTTCGATTTGTGGAAACTGACGGTCGCACAGCAAACTATAATCGAGAAGTGTGGTTGCAACTTGAAAACGACGGACTTCCTCAAGAATCTCATACCGTTGGTGATCTTGTTGTTAGTTGCTGCACACTGATTCAGAAAGGTGATCTTCCTAAGGAAGAAAGTGCAATTCGTGATTTTGTATACGAATCTGCTCCAAATATGACAACTCAAGATAAGAATGAAGTTGTCCGTATTGTACTCAAAGAGGAAGATGTTCCCACGAAAACTATTTCTTGGAGAGACAATGAATGTAAAGAATGGTTGGAAGAGAAGTGTTTGGATGATCTTGAAGTAGACTATTGTTTCCCATTTCACTACTTCCAGGATCGTATTTATTCTGTGTTGAAGCAGTATCACGAAACTCAAAAAGTACAAAAGGTTGTACAACACTTTGAGAATAAAAGTGATTCTGACGAAGTAATCATCGCTGCTCGTGAAGCCCAGAAAAAGAAGTGGGAAGAATTGCGACAAGTTATGGAATCTGTTGCTAAGTACATGGTTTTGAATGATTGGCAACTTCCTGTCGATAAGGATCAGTATTTCCCTCAAATCAAGACGGGAAGCAATGCCGATGACCCCAATCGTATCGTGTTTGATAACTGATGGACGGATTTATCATCGGTAAGGGTAACTATGCTGCCATTCCATTTGGTAGGCAGCTGATGATTATTCACAACGGAGAGCAACTCAAAGTGTGTAGGACCGAAGCATCAGCAAGGAAGTTCATTGATGACCACAAAAAGGGTAAATCACTTGGCAAACTTCCGATCAATTAAAATAGCTCACCTCTAAAGCGTTCCAGTGGTGTAAGGACTTAAAAAATGCAAACCTTTCTTGAAACCTCCTTTCAAAATGTTCGCTCCTCAAAGCGAACTGATGAGTTTCACAAAGAACTTCTCAACGATGTTCTGAACGCTTCTCCTAAGTGGGCAGAATATGATTGGCAGTATGAGTATCAACTGCCTGTTGATGGTTTTGGAGGAACTTTCGACATCGACATCGCTGGATTTGTGAATGGCGAACTTAAAGTTGCCATTCTTGGTAAGGCACTCAACAGCAATATCAACAAGAATATCAAGAACTATGCCAACACAAGTGTTGGTGAAGCAGCACGATTGATGTTTGCTCCGAATATCAATCTCGAAAAAGTGCTGTTCGTTTCTATTCTCCCCAAAGTTGCACCACGCTTCAACAAAAGTGGTGAAATTGTTGGATTTGATAATGTTCTGAGTGCAAAAGAACGCACTCAAATCAGTCATGTTCTTCAAGCGCAATATGGTGGAGTTGTTGAGGCAATCGATCTGCACTTCGACATTCAAGGTGTCAAAGAAAAGAAGACAAAAGATGATTTTGATGCTATCATTGTAGAAAACCTTGACCAACTTGTTATTGCATGAATCAGATATTTTGTGGAGAATGTATAGAAACCATGTCTGCACTTCCTGAGGGTTGTGTAGACATGGTTTTTTGTGATTTACCATATGGAACTACTCAAAATGAGTGGGATACGCTTATTCCATTCGATAAATTGTGGGAGCAATACTATCGCATCGTGAAAGAAAATGGTGCGATTGTTCTAACAGCACAGCCCCCATTTGACAAGATTCTTGCATGTTCAAACCTCAAAGATTTCCGTTATGAATGGGTCTGGGAGAAGAATAAGGCAACTGGGCATCTCAATGCGAAAAAGATGCCGATGAAAGCACATGAAAACATTTTGGTTTTCTATCGCAAACTACCCACATATAACCCACAAAAAACAACGGGACACAAACCATTTGGTGCTGTTAAACCAAAGGATAATATCCCAGAACCAGATAAGA